TTCATAAATAAAAAAAAATGATTTTTGTCTATTATCTACCTTTTAGACACAAATGTCGGCTAACACGCAAATTATCGAGGATATTAAGACTTTTCTTGATGATAACGAAAAATGTACCAAGAAGGAATTCGTTGCAGCGTGTGGCACGGCATTCGATGAACACAAGAAATCGAAAGGAAAGAAGGCTGGTGCCAAGGACAAGGATGTAGAAAAGTCTAAGGCTGCGAAGGAAGATGATGCCGAAGAGAAGCCAAAGAAGGAATTGACGGGATATCAGAAATTTATGAAGGAGCAAATGCCGATTTTAAAGGCGCGTGAGGACGAAAAGGACGATGGCGAGGAGAAGAAGAAGGCGAAAGACCTGTTGAAGGAGATCGGTGTTATGTGGCAGGCACAAAAGAGTACTTAGAATAGTGTTATTTCAATATAAAAAAGACACTATTTTGTCTTTCAAAATAATACTATAATGTTTTTTATAAATAAAAAAATGATTTTTTTATACTAAGTGATATATACATTAAAATGTCAGTCAATAAGCAAATCGTAGAAGCTATTAAAAGTTTTCTCGATGATAATCAAAAATGTACAAAGAAAGAATTCTTAGCAGCGTGTGGAAATGCATTTGGTGAAAATAAAACCAAAGGCAAAGGCGCGAAGAAACAAAATGACGGCGAAAAGAAAGAATTATCAGGATATCAAAAGTTTGTCAAGGAACAAATGCCGATTTTAAAAGCTCGCGAAGATAAGAAAGATGAAAGCGATACGAAGAAGAAAGCAAGCGAATTGATGAAGGAAATCGGCGAATTATGGCAACTTGAAAAGAGCAAATGATAATAGTATAGGATAATATAAAAAAGACATTTTTGTCTTTTCAATGGAAAAAAAATGATTTTTGTCTAGAAATGACATTATTATATAGATCTTCGATGTCAGCGAATAAGCAAATAATTGAAACAATCAAGACATTTTTAGACAAGAATGAAAAATATACTAAGAAAGAATTTATAGATATGTGCACGGCAGCATTTAGTGAATGTAAAAAAGAAAAGAAAACAATTGTTAAAAAAGAAAAAGTAGTATTGCCGCCAATTGTTAAGAATGAAAAACCAACAGGATATCAACGATTTATTAATGAATATATGCCAATTCTTAAAGAACTTGAGAATGAAAAGGACGAAGAGAAACGAAAGAAGAGGACATATGAATTAATGAAAGAGATTGGTGGATTATGGCAGGAAGAAAATAAATAAATACGTATTTTTGTCTTTCATATTTTTAGATAATACCAATGGCTAAATTTCTAGCCAAAGGTTCTTATGGGTGCGTAGTTCGACCAGCATATAATTGTAATAAACTATTATCATCAGAAAATACGATATCTAAATTATTTATATACAAAAATGATTGGGAAAAAGAAGTCAAAATAAATAAAATTATAGAACAACTTGATCCAAATAATTTTTTTACTGTTAAAATGATGGATAGTTGCATAATAAAAATGGATGGGATGAATATTACTAAAAAATGTAATTTGGAAAAAGCAAACGATTATATTTATCAAATTGTATATGAATATGGCGGAGATGAAATAATTAAAATTTTTCAACATACAGAAATAATAAATGCAGTTATTATTTTAAAAAAATTCGTCAATATTTTCGAAGGACTATGTATTTTAGATGCTAATGATATAATTCATCACGATATTAAACCAAATAATATACTTTATAATATAACAAAAAATAAATTTTATTTAATTGACTTTGGTCTTTATATTACAAAAGATGATAAATATATTCATCATGACACAAAATATGTTTATTATCCATCCGAATATGCATTTTTATATTATATAAAAAATGGAAAAAGTTTAAATAAAATAAATGTTGAAAATTATAAAAAATTAATTGGAATAAATATTAATTTTTTAATGAAAAAAGTAATTATTGATATTAAAATTAGAAATAAAATTAAAAATATTTATGATAATTTGGATAAAGACAAAGAAGCCATTTATAATAAAATCATTTTAAACATAGATATAAATCTATATAATAAAATTGATGTCTATATGCTTGGTTTAACCTTATATGATTTCATAATGGCTATATTCATACATTGCACTGAATTAAATAATATATCAAAAATTCCAATCGAGATATTAGATTTAATCAGTGATATGACTAATATCGATCCATATGAACGTATAACAATCCAAGAAGCAACAGAAAGATATAAATTAATAATTCATAAAATGTAGAGTTTTTATAAATGTTATCATATAAATATGGCACAGTTTCATATTATTAAATACGAAAGACCAATAGATATTTATATATAATTCCTCTAATTGTTTACATTTCAATTCATGTGCATATATTTTAGATAATTTTATGAATAATATATAATCCTTACTAAAACACACAGTGATCAATTGAATAATATCAATGCGTGTATTCATTAATATTATATAAAAATTATTTTTTTATATGAACAAAACCTAGTATTACTTTCCGAAATAACAGAATGTAATTAGAAAAATAAAAATGACGCTTCTAGAAGGGTTCGAACCTTCGACCTAACGGTTAACAGCCGTTCGCTCTGACCGACTGAGCTATAGAAGCATATTTAACATAGTTAAATAATCCTTATATAGTTTTATTTGGAAATAAAAAAATGATTTTTCTATAGATATGATATTATTATCAATAATATGACCGACACCAAAGTGAAAGTTATTTATGTTAAGGAAATGAGAAATATGATTAATTACTTAAAGCGATATGGATTAAATTCGAATGGCATTATCTTTGGTGGACTGGTGAGGGATGAAATCATTGGGACTTATTATAGGCAGAAATTCATTGACAATGGCATGGATTTCTCTAAATATTGGGATTATAATTATGATTTTGAAACGAATTATCGATTGATATTGCCAAGTGATATGGATATTTATTTCAAGAATAATAAAGACAGTGAAGAATTCATTGCAAAAATCACTGGATTTGTAAGTTTATTTCACGGTGTCATCAATATTGCAAATATTAATAATGGATCTATCAACAATACCTTTAGTTATACAAATGATAGTCTAAATGTCAGATTTAAACACACAAAGATTACAATTATCTTTTATATGGCAAGAACATTTACATTCAATGGCATCAAGATTGAATTTACTATTGACGTCATTGTTGCACAAAGATTAGATGAAATCATGCAAAATAATAATAGTGATCACAATATTGATAATATCGAACCACCATTCTATAATCTGGATTTTCTATGCAATGTCTTCGTTATGGAAAAAATCAATGGCAATGTTTCCACGCGCATTTCGAATTGCACTGGGACACGCATCGATGACATGGTATTTGCCAAAAAGACTGAATTTACAAATCATATCATTAAGAATATGATTATGTTTAAAACTGAATTTACAAGAAATGTCGAACATACCGATACGGAATATATTAATTGCTATCGCATTATTAAAATGATCAATCGCAAGAACAATTATTATTGGTGTATTACAAATTTACCATTCATCATTTTCAATAAATCAGATGCACCATTTGATATTGATACAAGTTGCAGTATTTGCTTGGAAGATATTAAAATTAATGAAGATAACAAAAAGATTAATTACAATGACGATGATTACGTTTCAATTAATTCTGAAGCTAAAACACCGAACAATATCCTACATTACAATTGTTTCATCAATTATTTAAGAAGTGAACAACAAAAAAAATATAGAAACCCAACCACTAATTGTATTGAATGCAGATGCCCTTTTCGAAATCCATTTAATTTTAAAGATTGCCATAAACTAGTTTCATATTAATTTTTATAATTCTATACGATTATCACATATAGAAATTGCATTACTACTATGCGAAACTAATAAAATAGTTATTTTGTATTTATCATTCAATTCTTTTATTAAATTTAATACATTATTTTCATTATTGTGATCAAGCGCGGATGTAGGCTCATCTAATAATATAATTTTGGGTTTTCTTAAAAATGCTCTGCAAATACTTAATCGTTGTTTTTCTCCGCCTGATAAATTACCATTATCATTATCTAAACTTGAAATATTTAATTTTTGCAGTAAATCATTTAATAACTCTTTATCAATGTTTTTCTCATCTAGATTAGAAATTAAATTCATATAAATAGATCCTGAATATAAAATAGGTTCTTGACCTACATAGGATATTACGTGATTATAATAGTAATTATAATCGATATTTTTAATATCGATATCATCGATCATTATTTCTCCCTCATATGAATATAATCCTAATAATATTTTTATTAATGTTGATTTACCTTTGCCCGAACATCCTGTAATACCAGTAATAATATTACTGGGAATTGTTATATTAAAATTATCAAATATTTTCTTTTTTTCATAAGAAAAGGTTAAATTCTTAATATTTATTTGTGGAATTATATTTTTAGGAATATAATTGCCATTCATTGTAAAATCAGTCTTATCATTGAAAAAATCATTAATATTATCCAATGATATTTTATTTCTCATAATTGATAATCTTATTTCATTGTAATTACTTGCAATTATAAATATACTTTTTTTATATGAAATAAATATGAAAATTATATTATTATTGATATTAAAATATAATCCAAATAATATTAATAAAATTAACATAATATCATCCAAAGATTGAAATATTAATAATTTTATTCCATAATAAATACCTTCTATTTTATTTAGATTTACCCATTTCATATTATTTTTATTCCATTTATCATATACATTCATATTCAAGGTTCGATATGTATCTATTTTTTGTATATAATCATTAATAATAATCTCTTGTTCTTTCGCTATTTTGCTTGTGTTTTCAATTATTTTATCGAAAAATAATTTATTATATGTATATTCTAAACATAATTGTGCTAATGATAATAATAATGTGAATAAATATAATGACACAGATCTGTTGATTAAAATCATTGACGTTAATATAAATTGTGTTAAATCTCGAATAAATACATTTGCATTTGTATATATTAAATCAGTTATACATGTTGCATCATTATTTAAAATATTTGCAATAGTTTGGCGATCTTTTTTATTAAAATATAATAAATTCTTTGTATTATAATTTTTCATAATGCAATCTTTAATTGTATGTTTTAATTCTACCATATAATATGTGAAAATATAACCTCGAATTCCAGCAAAAATATTCGATGATATCACAAATAAATAATAATTAAATAATAATGCAATATGATTGTTAATGTCATTATTTATCATTTTATTTATTATTTCAGTATATAAAAGAGGAACAAATGATAATAATGCAGATGATATTATACCTGAAATAAATCCAAATATAATATT